CCCGGCATCCCACTTGACGATGTTGCTCCCCACCATGAGATAGAGTTCGCCAGTCGCCGGGTCATGATAACCAGCCGTCGCGGTTATTCCGGAGAGAGTAGCCAGGTCTTTGGTAGCGGGATTGAAGATGAAAGTCGTCGTCCCGAAACCGATATACAGACCTCCGTAGAAGTAGGCTTTCGTCAGACCCAACGCTTGCCAGTCGTCTTTAGAAAGAATATCCCTGGTAATCAGTTCCACCCCGTTGACGCCGGCAGACATCAAGCCTCCGGTCGAAGGATAAGCGACAGCGTAGCCCATATCCACGACACCGAGTTTCAGAGTGCAGGCATAGCCGTTTTCAAGTCTCTCAATCGTCACATCAGTCGGGTCTTGACCGGTGGCAATGCGGGGAGCACCGTCTGTCGTGACGAGAACCGTCATGCCATATGCCCCGATACCCATGATCTCGTCAGAGACAGGCCATCGCTGATTCAACGGCCACGCATGAGGTTGATAGGCAACTGAATAACAGAGTTCGTTTCCGGAATAGCCGGCAAGACAACCATTTGGGAGAGCAATTAACCCTTTCAAGCCAGTCGGCGGGACATCCCACAACAGACTGTCCAAAACCTCACCTAAATCGGCTGAGTCCACGGTGTCAGAGAAGGTCGTTGTCGCCACTGCGACTGAACCAGCCAACTGATAGGCCGTATCGGAACTTCCTGTGTTCGAACGGAAGATTTCCTTCGTTGCTATGTTGTAGTTCCCGACTGGCGCAACGCTCATGTTCGTAATATCAACGCTTTGACCGGGAGCAACGTCAACGGTTACGGAAGCAGAAGACGGAGGGCCTGCCTCACCATAGGCCGAGACGTACCGATATACGTAGGTCCGAGATTCCACAAGGGTCGGGTCGGGGTCGGTAATACTCCCAACCACCGAGACAGTAGGAGCCATTGCCGGAGCAGGGACACCCAGGAGGTAAGAGTTGTTCGGATAGGCCGTTCCTCCGGTGACTATCGCATCCAAGACAGACATCTTTGGAGCGCCGTCGCCGGTCCAGTAGATCCTTTTATACGCATCTGTCGCCGTAGGACTTTTGGCGACATTCACATCCAGATCAACCCAATGCAGCCAGTATTGATTCTCGTAGAGATAGATGCTGGTCTTCGTCCCGACTTTCGAAGGCGTGTTCACTGTCAAAGGATTCTTCCACGCTTCCAGAGAACCGGACGTGAATTTGCAGTTCTGCGCCGTCACTGCCGCTGAGTCAGGCAGATAGTGAGGGTCGGCTTTCGGAATGATCCCGCCAAAAGGCTTCAGACTAATTCGCATTCATCTCTCCAATGGTTTCGGCTTGAGCCTTACCGCCCATTGCTGCGACAAACTTCTGGAAGAACGCATCGCTCTTTGCAGCGTCGATGACTTCGGTATCTTCGGAGAAGGCCCGGTAGACGATGTAATCGATCAACGGCGTCTCGTAGATGTCATCGAGAATCGTTGCAGAAGAAATATTCCCGATGAGAATCACCGCAGGAGCCGCCGACTGAAGGATTCTCACCTTGCCGGGAGACGCAGGTTGCGGCGGATAGACAAAGAACGTCTTGAGAAGTTTCCTGTCAAAGCAGTAATACTTGGGGATCGCACTAGCCGTCGCTGCCATCCAGTTCGGGTAGAGTCCATCCAACACCGACTGTTCAACCGGACTCGGGACGCTGGTTGCTGTCGTTCCGTCCGACGCGACATTGCTGATGATCCTGATGAACTGAAGCCCGGTGACAGTCTGAACGCTTCCCTCGACCATAGTCATGACGGCAGTCTCGGTATTCGCGTTCGGCTTATAGAGGACGATTTCCTTTTGACCTGAATTTAACCAACCCAACAAATCGGCATTATCCCACCGCACAGACCCCGCATCGTTGAGGATCTTTCGCGCCTTGTTCATCACTGATTCTGCGGTAATCGTCGCCATTAGTTACCTCATACGTTGAAGTAGTCAGGGTGTGCGCCCCGCATACGTTGGCTGTTTTCATAGGTGTAGTGGAATCTGACAGTTCGTGGAGATCTAAAGGCAAGGATCTCATCGATCATCTTGCTCATGATTGCCTGGAATTGAGCGTCGAGTAACGCGCCCATCCCCGTCATGCCAACTGCAATGATGCCTTCCTGAAGGACGTTATCGATAAGCCCGTTGTAAGGAATGACGTTGGTCAGCGCGGTAAACTTGACCGGCTTTTTGTAATACTGACCGACGATGGTTATTGCAGCACTCGTCGTCGGGAACAAAGTCATCGTCGTTCCCCTCAATCCGTAAAACTGAGGTCTGCCGGCAGTCGTTAAAGAAGCTCGATATTCGCCCGGTAACGGGTCGAGATGCCAGGTTGACCCTGAGATATAGGGACGCTCGAAAAACCCTTGGAAATCGGTAGGGAGGGTCACGGTTGACGCATTCGCTAAGACAGCCTGAGAGAAAGACCCAAGGATGAGTTCCGATTTCTTCGTCATGAGTCTGCGGTAGATGATGTCCATCGTCATGTTAGCCGCAGTCAGGAAATCGATCATCGGCGGCTTGTTGATTTTCGCAAATCTTCCGATAACGATGTCCAGAAGATCACCGATGGACGTTTCCCCGGCTTCGCTTGCTTCAGTCGAAGAGAAGACCGTATCGTAACCTATGACTTCACTGGTCGAGACTAGGACTATCTCGATAGCAAACGGACCCCCGGCAGGAGAATCAAAGGTCACATAGTACCAGGACTGTTCCGTTGAACTGTCGGGGAACTCCGTCATCAGGAGTTGGCAGTTGGCGGTTTCCTCAGAGACAAATGACGTAGCCAGGAAGTCGTAGAACTCGCCTGTACTATTCAGGAGCCTCATGTAAATCGCAGCATCTCCCAATCCCTTGTCGTACCTGAATGATTCGTTCATGGTCTGTCCTTTACGGTAGAGGGGTTACTTTGTTGCCTTTTAAATCGGTGCTCACATCGACCGGTTTATCAACAGTGCCGTGGCAATAGACGAGACTGCCATAAGCATTAACAGTCTGTGAGTTGTAGGCGCATCCGGCAAGGAGTGTTGCTATCAAGATCCATCTCATTTCTCGCCTCCAATCTGCCGGTTCAGTTTTTCGTATTCCGACTCCTTTGGTGACACCATTCTCCCTTCAGTCTTTTCATTGACCTTACGGAGACATTTGCGACATATCTTGTTGCGCCCTTCGTTGGGACAACCACAGGCGCAATAGACGGCATACACTGCACTAGGTCTTATGCTTTCCGGTTCATAAACCCACTCATGATCGCAAGCGGCATCGCCCTCATTCACAAGCCGCGTCACCTTTTCGTACTCGCATGTATAACCACCTTCGTTGGCAAAAGAAAAACCTTCCCATCCGGCATACGCGCCGGAAGCCACCAAGAGAAGTAGTGCAACGATTATGTATTTCATTTCCTGAACTCCCATGTGGCCCGTACAATGGCCGTGTTTGTTTTCACTGGCGATTCCCCTACCTCGTGTCTTACGCCGGTTCCTGCCTCAACCTGTACTGTCTTGGGGCAGGCTACGGAGGCGCAGCCGGATAAAATAACGACCGCTATTATAGATTTTCGCCAGAAACTAAAACATGCCATCGTTGCAAATGCACCCGGTAGACGCTTCATCTATTGACTCCTCAAAAAGCTTTTCGACTTCATCGGCCCAATATCGGTATTGTTCCAAAACCTTTTCTCTTTCGTAATACGCTTTTGGAGAGGTGGTCACAATTTCATCGGCCATCAGTTTTGAAACCATGCTGGCCATTTTCAGTTTTGCCCGTAAATCTTGCTCACGAAGTTCTTTAGCCTTGAGACATTCGCAACCATTGGCAAAAGCCGACGAGTTGAATAGAAGTGCCATCAACAGCACCACCAGCGTCAACGGCAGCGACTTGATACGAAACCGCCGTTCATTCTTCAGCAGGGAGTACAATTTGTTCGGGCTGATCCTCGAAGGCGTGTAGCCGACAAGATAGCCAATCTGTTGCAGTGCCGCCGCGCAGATTTCAGAGCAGAACCATTTCTCAGCAGACTGCCAGCCGATAGGAATGGGGAGAAAGGAAAAGCCGATGCCGATCATGTCGTATTTCAAACCGTCCTCGCCTTCGCAAAACTTGCGGATTTCTTTCTCCTGAGTCTTGTTGCAAGGGATGTCGATGAAGTCCCATTCGTCGTCGCTCATCTGCCAGTCTTTCCAGCGCGTCCCACCGTCGGACTCATCAGCGGAAAAACTCTTGCCATCGGAAAAAACAAGTTCCGAATGAGAGTACTTGCCAAAGGTCCAGAAGCAGATGATGCGACTGTAAATGGTGTGGCACTTCTTGCGGAAAGCTATCTTCATAAGTCCCTCCATTGGCAATACTTACAGCACGGCTCTATACCATGCACTCCGTTACGCCTGTGATACGGGCAGTAGGGGTTCACAGCCAGGAATGCTCTGTGCTGGCAGCCGTCATACACCAGAAAGCTTTGAAATTGTCGGCATCCTCTTTACGGGCAAAGCGGAGCGCTCTATTCGGGTCCGTTGTCCATTCCGGCTTACCGTCAACAAATCCCGCCCATTTTGGCCCTTCCAGTTCGATTAACCATGCTGTTTCTTCCCTGCTAGTCAATTCTTCATCATCCGCTACCACTTCGGAAAACATTTGCTTTGCCTGCTCTGCGGTAAAAAGGTTGGTCCCGACCGGCCATGTCTTGTCCTTGTTCCATTCATCGTCCTCTCTGCCATCGAAGCTGATGCCGCAGTCAGGGGCGAAATCCGCCGGCAATTTCCAACACAGGAAACGGTCCACCATCTGATTGATAAATTTCTTGCTCATATTTTTCTCCTTTGGCTCATATAGATTGCCGCAGCATCCGTTCAAACTCCACCGCATACCCGGCTATCATCTCGGCGCAGTCCATCCCGTTGATAATTTTCCGCGCATGGGGATAATCGCATTCCTCACCATTGATGTAGGTCGAGAGTTTAACGCCAGTGAATGACCCCTTCCGCATCCCCCGGCTCATGATCTTGTAGGCAATGTCAGGATTGCAGGCGAGTTCCGGCTTGCCGTACAGATCCACCCCCAGCGCCTGCCCCATAGCCTGATAGTTTTCCGCCCATGTCAGTTGGACATATCCCCGGCCATAGTAAACCTTGCCATTCTTCGCCGGGAGGCCGTACTTCCTGCCGGACCCTTTGCCGTATTCTTCGATAGGGCGCCAGGTGCGCTGGCATTCGTGCCGTACCGTGGCCAGCATGTAAGCGGCGTGGCGAATGTCGGTGATAGTCTCGTCCTGTTCAAGGGATTGCAGAAGGAAGAGAAGGCCGTCCTTCGCCGGCTGCTTCGGCTCTCCCCACTCGTCACGGTACAGAGATAGAAATTTTGTCTTGTCGATCGCTTCCACGTTTTATCTCCAATAACTCGTCAACCGCCATCTGCAACAACACTTCGCACCGGTCAATAATCTGATGCTCTCCCGGCCCATACGCCCAATCCCGCGCCATGCCGCAAAGATTGATAGCTTCGGCTATAGCGAGAGGGACGGCTTTCATTTGGGCGGCGTCCAGTTGGGGCAGTCACGGAGGCAGCAACCGTATTTTCGTTGATGCTCACAAGGATTTAGACAGTGCATTATTTACCTCCCGGCCATAGCCTATGCGTCACCATCAGATATATGAACGCGAGGATTGACACCCCAATGGCCCACGATACGCCGTCAATAAACCTGTTCCCAAGTTTGTTCGTCACATGCGCCACCCTTCGCAGGTCTTCGACCTCTTCTGTGGTCAGGGAGGGGAAGCGGCACGGATGGTCAGAAAATGCCGCCTTGATCGCCTCAATGTCGGCTTCGGTCAGCTTCCTATCCCCCGCTCCCCGCCGCTCCGGTCCTCTATATTCTTCCTGCACAGCCACCTCCTCACAGTGTTTGAAGTTCGTTTGCCAGGATGCTCGTTCGTGGGGTTGGTACATTATTCAATATCGTATGAATACTGGTAGTACACATCAAAAGCTGATGTGTTTGAAGCGTTGATATTAAATAGTACGTTGCTGCTCGATGTTGCTGCCCTGACAAAACCGCTTCCACTAGATAGAGAAGTTGCTGGGCCGGTTGCGTTGTATACCTGTGTAAATGATGTTGTTATAGGAGTTGACAGGTTAAACGTTGTAGATGTTGGCGCGCCTGCTGTTGGATCAATACTTACCCGACCCGCCACGGTAACGGTATTCCCCACTCTAATATATCTCGCCACTGTCGGGGTTGGAGTGGAGTCTAAGTTACTTACTGAAACTGCTGTTGGAGTGTATGTGCCTGATGCCGTGACAGTTGCTGTAGTTGTGTAACCTTCTACTTGATAACTACCTGTTGTCGAATCTAGCGGGACTAATACTGCGCTCTTTCTAGCACCTAAAGTCCACGCTGAATTACTGCGTGTACCGTCAATGTTAAAATAGTCTCCGGCAGAGGCACTGTCGATAGTCATGCTTGAGGTTGTATCGTTTACCAGTAATGTTCGTTTTGGCGTGGCCGTATAAGTTGTACCAGTACTTATTAGTTGCGGGACAGTGTGCGATGTGCCTGCTGTAAAAATAACCACCTTCCCAAAATCATCTACAGAGGGGTTTTGGCCGTCTCCGTACGATACGATAGCGCTGTATTGCATTGCTCCGGCACCACCTAAATCGGCGGCAGCATCAATTATTGTCCCGTCTGGGAGTTTAAAACCTCCGGAGGTTGATTCAATCTGTGCAGAAGATGTAACAGCCCCATCATCCCTTACGGAAAATATTGTAGCGGCTGAAGAATCTTTAAGTTTTAGCGTGTAGTCTGTACTTCCGCTTGTTCTACCCTTAGATGTTATAACCGCCTCACTATCACCAATGGTCAGCCCCGGAACTATAGATGTTGCCCCTATTGGCGTATAATCAAATTCGATTGCCATGCCACCAGCGCTGGCACTCCAATTTTCCAAAAGATAATATTTTACTCTTCCTCCCTCTCGAAACGTTCCTGATGTGTCATAGGTGGAAAAGCCTGATAGTCTAAATGCTGTTTGTCCTGAAGTGCCTGCTGTTGGACTAGCCAACGAACCGTTTGATTTTCTACCGTTCACAGCAGCAACAGAGGCAGTGCCATAGGCATCTTCAAAAATAAGACTACTAGCCCCATCTGCAACCAAACTAAGCGGAGACGCTGCACCTCCTGAAGCCAATTGAGCAATGGTATAACTATTAGTTCCATCTCCTATGGTTTGCGTAGATGATAATTTGATAGCATTACCAGATAATGTTGCCCCCGAAATATCTATGCCTATTGTGCCGGTATTACTTAAAACTATCCCGTTAGTTATTTCGCCGCGTGTCTTTATTCCATTTCTAAATTTTGAATTGTTTACTGCATTTAGCCTTAGTCCACTACCAATCTCAGCAGTTCCGGATTCCCCGTGACGCTTTGCAAAAACATCTAGGCCTACACGGTTCCCTGAATTATCAGTTCCAGTTACATCATCCCCATCAGCTTCTATATCAAATTCATGGGCTATGAGAGTCCCGGTATTATCTGCCGTAAAATCTTTAGCTTCAGATACTCCGCCCCAGGTGGTTGTGCTGGCGGCACTTTTTCTGCCTTGAGCATATACGCCTACGTTTTCACCAGACCCATAATTATCAACTACACCAGTTATGGCCCATTCATAGGCTGTAGTTCCTGCTCTAACCGCATCAAATACATATAAACCAGAGTTGACGTACCCAGCATCCCCGCCTGTATAGTTAGCGTCTCTGTTTATATACACAGATGATGTGGTTGTTGTTGCGGAGGGTTGAAAAGTTTTCCTGCCAGTGATTGTTTCATTGGTTGTTCTAGTTACTCTATCCACCGAGGTGTAAGCATCAAAGGGAGCTTTATACCGCGCATCCCCCCGCGTGTCGTTGTGGTACTGGGGGTGATCGTCGGCGGTTTTGTGGGCGGAAGTGTAGGAAGTGAATGATGCTTTTGCAAGACGGTCGGTAGAAGTGTAGTTCACAAACGCCGTGTTCAGCGTCCTCCCCTGTTCCGCGCTCAACGGTACAGCCGTACCCCCTGCCGTCAGGTTGTTGACCACATCATTAACTTCCAGTATCGCGCTTTCGAGGTCGGAGAGGTAGGCAAACTCAACCGCACTCGGCCCCGTTTCGCCCTTGTACTTGCTAGCATTGACGACACCCGTTCCTGAGTAAGTCAGCGTTCCGCCAGAACCCAAAGTCATCGTTGACGAGGTATTCGTTCCCCCGCCCACCGTGTCAAAGGTCGGACTTGAACCAGTCAAATCATCTCGCCAAGCCGGATTACCTGAACCATCAGTCTTCCAGACCTTCGAGGCATTCCCCGCCCCTGAAGTTACCAGGCCTGCCGCCGTAAACGAGTTGGAAGGGATGGTCGAAGACGTGTGGTTGTGTGTATCGTCGCCTACTACAATGGCCCCATACGTTCCTGAGACATCGCCACCAAAAGAAGCTGAAGTGCCTATCTTCCCGGTGAACTGCGTCTGGACTGAGGACGTTACGCCGCTCAGATAACTCAATTCAGTCGAGGTCACGGAAGACGCTGCGACTTTCCCTGATGTATTAGAGACAAGCGCCCGACTTGCGGTAAGGTCGCTCCCCGTTATAGTCGTTGCTCCCCCGGTTACGGTCGCCTGTTTTGCATTGAGCGCGTTCTGAAGATCGGTCTGGTCGCTTAACGTCCCGGTGATCGTACCCCATGACCTATTTGCGGCGGTATACCGGGAGAAAGTTGTTACCGTCACCCGGTCCTGGCTTGTGTAATTCGTAAAGGTTTCAGCAGAGACACCGGACCTGTCGATAGAGGTGTACGCAGCAAAGACTGAGGTATCGACCTTGTCGCCAAGCGCCTCATTCAAGTCAGTCTGGTCACTCAGCGTGCCGGTAATGCTTCCCCACGTCCCACCACCACCTGCGCGTTCAATCGAAGTATATGCGGCAAATATCGATGTCAAGAGCCTGTCTTGCGAGGTATACGCGGCAAAGGTCGCTTCATCGAGTTTCCCCGCAACACTTGCCGCTGCATTAGGCCGATGTTTATAGGCACTCGACGCATTGATGTAGACCAAAGCACTTCCGTCATCGCCAGCAGTCGGAGCTTCAACCCGCTTCCCCTGGATCTTGTTGGCATCAGTCTTCGCCGGCTGTGCGACTCCCGCCCAAACGTGAGGGAGGATTTCAACACAAGCGATAATCCCAAAAGCTGCGATGATCGGTAAAGTGCCGCGTTTCATGCGTTACCCCTTGATGATGTCCAGTATTTCAGCAGCAGATACTTTGAAGCCGGCCAGGTCGGAAACGTCCTTGACTTTCGGCAGAGCAGGCTTGTTGCCGATAGACTTGCCGTAAGCCTCAACGGGAATCTGTGCGATTGCAGCCTTGATTATTTCCAGACGATCAAAAACTATCTCCGCGGCATCATCTTCCAATTCGTTGAGTGCAATTGCTGCATCAATCATGGTGTCCAGCGCGGCGGTCTTTTCTTCGCTGAGAGGGGCAGGCATCTCATACGGTTCCATGTCGTCACGATTCGCCTTGAACGGAGAAAAGGGATAGATACGTCCGGTCGTGGTCTGTTTCAGATACTTCGGTGGGTTTTGAAGATCGATTTTCATTGCTGCCTCCTTGGATTTCATAGGTGCCTTGTATTTCACGCCGTATTCAGGCGGAACGTCAGACATTCCAGTTGTTTCGCCATTAGTTACGATGGTTGCCATTGTTACCCTTGAGTGATAGCGGTAAACTCGCAGGACAGACGAGTTCCCTTGTTGCAGTAAAGGCCGGTCGTCCCGGTTGTAACGTTCGTGTCGATGAATAGACAGCCTTTGGCAAAGCCGACTCCCGCGTTGGTTGGGACGGTCGTGCCGGTGGCCAGCAGGATGTCCCCCAGGTCGTCATAGATTAGCGTCTTGATGCGTTGCCCACCCTTGAGATCGGGAACGCCGCCTAACTGGATTGCGTCAAATATTTCGCTCATCGGGAATCTCCTTTTGTTTGGTTGCTCAAATCAGGGGAGAAATTGCTTTCTCCCCGTCTTTCAACAATCAAACATTTGAAGCAAACTTCGCGCAGAATGTGCCACCGGTCACTGCACCTGCCAGAGTCCCGGATGCCGCTGAACGAATCAGCAACCTGTCGCCAGCTGCAACCACCAGATTTGCCGCAGCCGCAAGGGTCAGCGTCCGTTTGCCATTGGCGACGAGAGCCGAACCACCAGTGGCTTTTGTCGTGTTAGCAGCAGTAGCCGCCAGCATCACCGTACTGCCTGCCCCGGCTTGTCCGAGGTTGGTGATGGTAAAGGTGATGTAGTTGGTGTCGTGAGCCGCAAGTGCGTCAATCGACGAAAAGAACACTTCCGACAGAAGCCCGGCAGTTGGCGCAATAACGTAGCAGTCGGTGTTGCCGGTCGTTGCTATCGACGCCGGGGAAACCTGCACCGCTTTGGTATTGTCACCAAGAGCGGTAAAGACGCAGGAAGTAGAAGTGCCGGTGTTCTGATGAAGTGCGTGATTGGCGGTTGCGGTATCGGTTTCGATGAAGAGGCAGCCTTTTGCGTAACCTGAACCGGCGTCAGCAGGAACAGTAGCGCCGGTTGCAATCAGCTTGTTGCCTCTCTCATCGTAGGCCAGCGTGTTGACGGTTCCCCCGTCACCGGCCAATGTTATGTCTCTGAGTATTTCCCCCATGCTCTCCCCCTTAGCTCATGTCGCAAACGAGCATTTTCACCAAGACGGTGGGATTCGTGGTGGTCGTGCCGGAACCGACAGCGGCGACGAGATTCACCAGAACATCGGAAGTCCCGACGTTGAGCGGCAGTGCAGTCGTGGCCGAACCGCCAGTTGCCACGGTATTAACGGTCAGCATGTCGGCAGTCGCGGAAACATCGGTAGTCCCGAAACGGAGCTTCAAAGTCGAAGTCCCGCCAGCCCCTACGTTGGCAACGGTGATTTTGATTCTGGTTGCAAGAATGACGTGATTTGCCGGCAGGGTGAAAAGGTTGATGATGTCTGCATTGGCGATTTTCGCGGAAAGAAGGGTGTCAAGATCAAACGTCTTCTCGATCATGAACGGCTGATTCGCCTGAGAACGGGCAACAATCGCCTCAGTGCTCACGGCGGTCGTAGTCGAAGGATAAGCTGCCATAACTATGTCTCCTGTAAAAGTTGCCCCCTCCTATGAAAGCGAGGGGGGAAAGAGATTAACCTTTAACGGCGTAGCAGACGCCCAGGGAGGTCGGCTTGACGACTTCATAGCCGTAGACCTGGAGGCCGTCCATGATGGTGGCGAAGGAATCGGGGTCAGGGAAGGTGCGGTTCTTGATGAGTTGGGAAGCGAAGGTCAACGCAGACTTGTGACCAAAGACCACGTTCCAGCAGGTCATGGCACCGTCAGTAACCCCGGCGTAGTTGTTGGAGGCGTAGAGGTCGAAGTTGGAAATCTGACCTTTGTAGCCGTTACGGATGACCTTGTTGGTCTGGTCGCCGGTTACGTCAGCCCTTCTGAGGTCGCCTTTGTTGAGCAGGTTGAACCACCACTCCGGAAGGACAAGCCAGCGGTCGGTGTCGGGGCAGTTCTGTTCGGAGATGACGGAGCACATATCCTGAATCACGTCCAGAGCGTTGGCTTTGGTGATGACAACAGGAGTGCCGGTAACGCCCATGTTGTAAGACGCGGAGATTGCGCCGGCAGTCGCGCCGGTATTGGCAGCGGGAGCGTCGGCATCAATTGCATTAAGAATCGAACGGTCGATGGAAATGGCAAGCTGCTTCCCGCCGTCTTCAGCCCAGGCAGCCATTGCATCGATGTCGTTCTGGATCTTGTCGATGTCGTCAATGTTGAGGGCATAGGCTTTTGCCTTGTCGATCAACAGTTCGACTGTCGAGGATTCCGGAGTCTGCCGATGCTCACGCAGCGACATCCCTTTGACGTAATCGAAGATGGTCACGTCGGGACGGGTCCGGATGATGACCTTATCGCCCTGTTTCGAGATGCTTCCCTCGTACTTGGAATTGGAGATTTGGGCAAAAACGGTGGAGAGGTAGAACTTCTCCAAAAGCTCCATCGCATAAATCTGAGGGGTGTAAACGCTTGCTCCCGAACTGGAAAGATCGGGATAACCTGCTACTCGATTGACAGACATTGTGACTCTCCTTAAACCAGTCTGCCCTCTGCCTTAGCTTGCAGAAATTCCCGCTTCTTTGCCTCGTACTCCTGTTCTTTCCCACGATACAGACCGCGTGAAAAGTCCTGGTACAAGGCTTCAAGGTCGGTCATTTTCATGACGTTCCCCTTGTTGTTCTCGATGATTGTCTGAGCGCCACCACCTATCTTTGCAGGCGCGGCCAGATGAGCGGGTATTTCTCGCTTCGGAGGGGGGTCCGGTAGTTTGATGGTTGATTTGAAGCGGTTGATGATGTTCGCCATGCTGTGAATGTCGCCTTCGTAGGCCGCTTCCTGAAACGCCTTCAACGCAAACGTCTCAGTGAGCCAGCCGACAAAAGCGGGATCTACGTTGATGCCTCGCTTGACATCGATCCAGTCGGGGCAGATTTCGTGGAGTTCCCGGTGGAATCGTTCTTCGGCAGTCTCGGCCTCGTTCGAGTTCATTCTATCCTCGACGGGCTTGACCGTATTTTGCGCGGCCAGGATCGACATTTCGGCTTGACGTTCGGCGTAGGTCTGACCAAACTCCGCGAGGTAATACTGATAGGTATCCGATTTCCGGATCTCATCAGTGACGTGCGGAGAGCGGTACAGGGGTTTGCCTTCGTCATCAGTCTCAGGAACCGATGCCGTTTGCAGTTCGATGATCTGGCGCTGAAGGGTGGTGATCTCGTTGGTCAGGGTCGCAATCTTCTCGTCCTTTTCCCGGTTCCACGAATGGAGACGGGGGACTTCAGAGTTGTACTTCGCCAACAGCGTTTCGTACTTCTGGTCGGGAGGAACCTCGACAACGGGAGTTTCGACTTCAGGGGCCACTTCGGGAGTCCCTTCGGTTTCGACTTCTGGTGTCTGGTCAGTCTCGCCGGTCAACGCTGCGATGCGCTCCTGTTCCAACTTGATCAACCTTTCCTTTTCTTTTCTGGCTTTCGTTGCTCCATCTTCCATTTACTGCCTCCAAGGGGCGCTTAAAGCGAATCCCAATGTTAAATGCCGGGGCCGGAGGGCCGGAATCCCGGTCAGAATGTCTTGCTCATGTTCACTGCTTTGCTGGTTGCTTCCTTCGCCTTGAGACTTTGAAAGTTGTTCAAGGCGTTGTCGATTTCTTCAAGAAGCTCTTTCAGGATTCTTCGTTTGCCGATTGCGACGTTCGCCACTCTGTCAGATGCGGAGTTGTCGATTTCTTCGCTGGCGTCTTCCTTCAACTTCAGAAGATGCTCATAGAAGCGCGAATCCTTGAGTTCGTTCAACTCACCTAGAAGTCGTGTATCGGTTATCAATATGATTCCTCGTACCAGAACAGCTTGAGATGTACGTTGACTGTCGCGGCACCGTTGTTAGTGACCTTGATGAAATATTTGGTTCCAGGGTTGAGAACAATTTCGTTTTCGACAATAGCCCCCGCCCCTGTCTTACTGATGCCGACTCCCGTTCCACCACCGAGAAAGTCGGAGTCGATCTTCAAGGTCGGATTCGGCG